ACAGCCGCTTGTATATCAAGCGCCGCATCTTCTAAAAACCCTTGAAAATCATAACGATCATTTTCGTCAATCATTTTTGTCTCCTTTGACTTGTTACATAGGGCATGGGCCGTTAAATGGAGGCCATCCGTGCCTATCCTCTTCAGCGATTCCGCGCTCTGCCTGAGACGTCCATATTTCGACCATCTGACAATAACGAGCCATCTCAATGTCATCGTCGTTATCTTTGCTGCACGCAGTAATTAATAACGCCGCACAACACATTAAAAACGGTTTAAAAAGTCGGCACATATTTAGAAAGACTCCATCCAAAGCTGGCACCTGACCCTGCAAGAAAAAACGACACACAATCTTCGTACTTTCCAGAAAATACAATGTGGCCTTTTTTGTTTTTAATCACGTGATCCCAGTTTTTCCAGTTCATGTAAGTTAACTCCATCGGACTCAAGACCTTTTTTGATGTAGAAAACAATCTGTCCGGCATAAGTTCTAGTGTTTAACTTTGCCTTCTTTCCTATCTCGTTTTTGAGGTATGTCGGAAGGCGAATCGATAGGGTGTTGCTTGGTTGGTTTTTCATGTGTTGATCTCCTTTTTGATCATGAATGTAAGAATATTAGTACAAACGCAGTCGTGTGTCAACAGGTGTATCGCAACAAATTACAGGTCTATCACGTAGGCAATGCTTACGCCGTCAATTGCTCCGTGCGGAGCGATCGGTGTGATGATGTATTTATGCGGGATGATTGCGCCAACTAAAACGCCGACTAGATTTGCGGCCATGTCTTTGATCGACGGGGTACCTGCCCCTGACATGTCGGACAGTTCTTTTGCGATTCCTGGGGCTATGGCAATCGCAATGCCTGTAATCCCTGGATGTGTCCGTGTTGTGATGCTTGAGATAGTGGCAGACGTTGCAAAGTGGGATAGTTTGTCTATCCCTGTTATGTCATCTGCCATCGAGTTTTGAGCGACTCCAATTGAGGACAAAAGCAAAACAATTTTTGCGATGATCTTCAATGACATTACGCGATGTCTTTGTGGTTAGTCATGCAATCACAAGCACGCCTGCCTTGCTCACATGATCCTCGGCATACTGGTGATGTGCGATTTGATGAAAAAACAACAATCGATAACATTCCTCCGATTGCAACCAAGACATATATGGCAATCAACAAATTGATCATCTTTCAACGTCTTTCACAAATGTCCCGTCCGGCATCAGCGTGCCTTTTCGGTCTTTGATTTGGTCATACGCTCCGCCCAGGCATTTGACAATGCTGATATCTCGTAAAGCGCAGTAGTTGATTAAGCAAACCAGCACATCGCCTACAGCATCTTGGATAGCATCCTGGTCGCGTTTGCCTTCGGCATCGCATAGTTCGCCCAACTCGCTAACCGCCTTCAGCAGCTGACTGCTTGGCGTTGCGTTAGGGATAATCTTTCGTGCTTCTGCCCACCTGATAACTTTCATTTCGAGATCATTCCAGCTCATAAAATCCCCTTCAAATGGTCGTCGGTCACGCATTGGCTAACGCATTCAAGTTTTTGCAAAGCCACCTCAAGAGCACGCCTTAAATCGTCAATCTCCTCCTGCATGCGTGCCTGTATCATTGAGTCGTTAACGATGCCTGTGTGTATATCGCAACGCTCAACCCATGTCGGGATGTGACGACGAGCTGAAATTTTTTTGTTTGATCTCATTCCACCACCTCAGCTTTCCGTAAGACGGCACCAAACCTGCGGCGGAATTCTGCTGCTTGAGCGTCCCGCACTGCGTCCCACGCTGCGTCCCACACTGCAACACTCGCAGCGGACAACGCTGCGTCCCCCGCTGCGGCATCCGCTGCGTCCCTCGCTGCGGCACTCGCTGCGTCCCTCGCTGCGCCCCTCGCTGCGTCCCGCGCTGCGGACCACGCTGCAAATAACTCATCATCAGTTGCTTCGCCGGTCGCGTATCGCTCTGCGACATCTAAAGCATTAATAGATCGTTGGTCTGGCATAAGGTGCTGGACTTGTCTTGCGCACCACACTGCAAACAACCGTGCGTCTCTGTCAATGCTGTCTACTGTGTGCAAACACCATATCGCATCCTCGATACCATTGCTGTCTAAGATGGTTATGATTGATAGCGGTTCATTGTCTGATTTAGTTTTCTTAAGATTACGCAAAAGTTTTTTCCATCCATCACAGCATGGTTGGTTGGTCCTAATCTTATTTAATGTCGTGTAGTAGGTCATTCATTTCCCTTTGCAAGCTCAGCGGCAGCGCGGACAATGGCGCGGCATGTAGCTGCGGATGGGTCATCGTTGTGGTATTCCTCTGCGCTAATTCGCACGCAATCTTTAATCACTGATACTTCTGTGACGCCAATACGACTGTACCCAATGTCAAGGCGCATTCGCAGTTTCACTGCCAGCCTTAGCGCATCGTCATAATCGGTAAGAGGATTAAATATAAACTTGTCTTTAGTTAGCTCTTGTCCAACCCACAGATACAAAAGGTTTCCGGCATCGCATTTCAAGTGACCTTTAATATGCAATTGCAGTGCTTTTGCGGCGGATTCTAGTAGTTCTAGATCACTCATTATTACCCTCCGATTTATCGATGGCGTAGATGTCAGCGCCCCAAAATCTGCGTCTAAAAAGTGTCAATAAGTCTATCACAACTCGTGCTTGATATGACTACTTTTTAGCACTAAAAAGGTATGTCGTCATCAATACCAGACAAGTCTGCACTTGCTTTAAGTGTGCCTGGTTTGCTTTGTGTGTGCTCTTTTTTGCCTTCTCCTGTGCCTCCAAGGAGTTTCATAGAGTCGGCTCTAATCTCTGTTGATTGTTTTTCTACCCCGTCTTTGTCCTGATACTTGCGAGTAACGATCTTGCCGCTTACATAGACAAGAGTGCCTTTTTTTACCCAGGTTTGGACAATTTCTGCCAGCTTTCCAAAGACGCTCACGCGATGCCATTCGGTCGCCTCGCGTTTTTCTCCTGTTGCTTTGTCCGTCCATTTTTCTGTTGTTGCGATCGAAAACGACGCTACGGTGTCGCCGTTTTGCAGGCTGCGGACGTCAGGATCGCGCCCGACGTGTCCAATAATTTGCGCTTGATTTAACATGTGAGTTACCTAGTGTTAAGAAAATCGACTGTTTTAGACACGTCAGCCTCTCGTGTTTAGTAAATGTATTGTGTGAGATACGTCAGAAAGAAAACGATTGACCGACTCGCTGTATTTATCAATCAATAACTGATCGCGATCAACTCTAATAATCTCGAGCATTAAATGCTCTGGTAGGCGCGGGTCGAAGCTAACAAAGTCAACCCATTGCCGACCCGTGCAGGCCATCTGCCACTGCATCTGCGGTATGTAATTGGACGGCGCTTTTTTGCTTGTCAGCGTCTCAATGTGCGTTTTTGTATCGGGGCACTTGATCTCGATTAGCCCGTCATCGCCCACCAAGCCATCCGGGCTTGCTCCGGTCATCTCAATAGTCGGATGATCAACAAAACCGACCTCGGTTACAATCAGCCCGGTTTCTGTCTCATATGCCGACCTTGCCATCGGTTCGCAATCGACACCCCATTGCATAGCAGCAGACGTAAAGCGTGGCGTGCTTTTGCCTGTCAGGCGCTCGGCAACTAGCTCGATGCGGTAATTAGCCCGCGCTGCGGCCTCTCCGGTTTTGATCGTTGCCAGGACATCAGATAATCGGCTTGCCGTAACTTTGCCAAGCCTAGCCGCGTACCATTCTTCGCTGCGTTGGTCCATTATTCAGCCGCCTTTTGTGCTGCTGCTTTAAGCGATGCGCCGTGTTTTTGCCAAAACGCAGCTTTTTCCGGGCTCTTTGCCAGCTTTCCGAAAGCCGCTGCTAGAGCTTCTTGACCAGCTAAAGCCGCTTCGCGCAATCCAGACAGGTGCTCTGTCTCGTATGTCTCAATATCCATAACCGGAGCACGCTGCACCACATACTTCACGGCATCGGCATCGTTATCGCCCTCAGTCGGGATGCAGAATGTTTGAAATGCCGCGTATTTATAAGCCGCCGACATTGCCTTATTTGTAGCTTTGTCAGCGCTATCCATTGCCTCGCCGTATGTCTTAACTGTGTGCTTGCTGCCGTCGTGACTCGAGACAAAGTCAAACTCAGCCTCGACAACGACCGAGAACAGCACACCACCTTTAGCACTTGCACGCTCGGTCAGTTCGCGCGACAAGATGCGCGGCATGATCACTAGGCCATGCTTGGCCATAACCGGGGCCAGAGCGTTGTAAACGTCATCGATGCCGCGAAATGAGTAGCCCTGCTGCTGATTTTTGCGGCTCTTGCTAATCCCATCTTGGGAAATCTCAGCAGATACTGCTGCGATTAATTGATAAACGGTTTTGCTCATGTTTTGCTCTTTTAAATAATCAATCATCAAACGCTTCGTCTTGTGCCATTTCGTCGGCGTCAATAGTCGCCGACTCTTCCCAGTATCCGACTATTTGGGTGTACAACATGCGACCGGCTTTTTCAAACTTTTTTGCTTTCAAAGCCTCGATTAATTCGACAACCTGAATATCATTAAAAGCTTCGAGAAAATTATCTTCGCTCCACGGGTAATGTTTTTCGCCTTCTGCCATCAGTCTTTCCCTGGCTGCAAAAAATAATCTCTCGAATTCGTCGCCAAAAAAGAAGTCTTGGCGCCGCATGTATCTTTCGAGGTCTATTGTTACCGCGCAATGTTTCATGATGTTTCTGTGTGCTCGTTAGCGACAAAAGAAGTTTAACAGAACACAAACGCAAACGCAAGCACTCTCTACACATGCGCCAAACGGTGTCAATGTATAGATCACTTGACTCAGACGGGATCGGTCTGTATACTAGTCTTGTACTTAAAGTAGGGGGACATGTGAACGAAAAAGACGAAAGCAAAGAGCACTTAAAGCGTGCAATAGATATAGCAGGCGGTTTTCAAAAATTGGGGCGGTTGATGACAGTCAATGGCCCAAAAGGTGTAACTAGGTGTTGTGTCCATTTGTGGCTTAAGCCGGGGAAAAAAGTCCCGGCTGAATACTGCCCTGATATTGAAAAAGCCACTGGTGTTTTATGCGAACAAATCCGACCGGATGTTAATTGGGCGGTTGTAAGGGGTGTCAAAAGTTAATTTAATTGATGCAAAACTTAGTTAAGTTGTTTATAGTGTTACTAGACCCGGCTAGGCTGGAAGTCATGAGCCAACCGAAAAGCGAACCTCCCGCCTGCCGGTCTACATGCGCCGTGAGAAGCGCAAAAGGCTGGTATCGATACAGTCTCCATTGGGGACGGTCTTAGATACCGTTTTCATCACTCTATGAGTGCACCGGCCCGGTAATTCTCACACTAGGGCCGTCCACCAGTGGAGATTGAAGTGAATTACTACCCATTTCATATCGGCGACTACGCAAGCGCCACTAGGCATTTAAGTTGGGACGAGGACGCCGCTTACAGGCGTCTACTTGACATCTATTACACAACCGAAAAGCCTTTGCCGTTAGAAATGCGTGCGATCTTTAGGCTCGCACTGGCATCGACCGATGCGCACAGAGATGCAATACAAACGGTGCTAAATGAGTTTTTTGATTTGACCGATGACGGTTGGGTTAACAGTCGCGCTGATGCAGAAATAGCAGCAATGCGTGACAAGCAACAAAAGCAAAGGGACAAGGCAAACAAGCGCTGGCATAAGCCAGACGCGGAACGCGGCATTGCATCGGCAGTGCCGCAGCATATCAATTGCGATGCCGTGGCATCAAAAAACGATGCTGATGCAATGCCACCAACACCAACACCAACACCAACACCAAAAGAAGAAAAAAAAGAAAAAGTAAACCAAAAAGAAAAGCCCGCCGTTGGCAGGCGGCCGACGAGAAAGTGCCCGGACGACTTTGTGGTGACCGATGACATGCGGGAATGGGCAGCAGAGAGCGCGCCACTAGCAGACGTTGACTTGGCTACCGAGAAGTTTCGCGACTACACGTTTAAAAACGCGATGAGCGATTGGCCTGCAACGTGGCGCAACTGGATTCGCAAGGACCACGAATACGCGCTAGGCCGTCAGGCGGCCCCACGCACCACTGCAAAGCCATACCTACAGGAGCACAAGTACGCCGCCGCAGGCCGGGCACTGTTTGACGGAGTTTTCGATGATTGACGCTCGCACTCTAGTTGCTCAGGCTGCCCAATCGTCCAGCATGCCAACAGAGCCAAAGCAGACAAGCGACATGATCCGCAAGTTATTTTTGCTGATGCACGGCGCTTACGGAAACGCGTTTATGTCCAAGTTTGCGACCGGAGAAAAAGACGGACGAGGCAAGGACAAGGGCATCCGTGCTGCGATGCTGGTCTGGGATGCCAAACTGGCCACATACCCGTCGCAGACGGTCGATAGGGCCGTTTCAAAGCTGCAAGAGCACTTTAAAACTTTTCCGCCTGGGCTTTTTGAGTTTGAAGAGCTTTGCAAATCGTTATTACCACCTAAAATTGTTACGTTTAACGATTA